AACTATCATGAAGTCATTATCATCAGCAGTAAAGAAATCCTGTAATAATTCGGAATAATTAGTGCTTTGAAATTCGTTCTTTACTATATTTAAAGTTGCCCTTGTGGCAAGTAATGGCGTATAGGCGTTCCCATCTGTATCTATAGTTTCTATGATAAAAGGACTATTAGATGCGGTTAATGGGTATATAGTTGCGCTAGAATAGCCGTCTTTGTAAATCTGAGCCCTATAGGTGACGTTTGTATCACCAGGCTTGGCATATACATCATCAAATATAATCTCGTATTTTGGGTTTATAAATGCCATTAGAAAGTATTATTATTTGTTCTACCTGCTTTGTTCATTAATATTAATAAGTCATTACCACTAATTCTAGCTTCTAAAGTTCCTCCACCTTCACCCATAAGTGATTTAAGCTTATCTAAAGGTGCTACAACCTCAGGGTTTCTACTAGCACCAGGATATTCTCCCATTAAGCCTAATGTAGGTCCTGATATGATGCCTCCTTCAGCAAATTCCTTAGGACCTGCACTCCTTTTCTTGTTTATTTGACCTTTTAAAGCAAATCCTGCCGCAATAGCTGCTATACCTAAAATTAATCCACCTTTTACATTTCCGCTTTCTATAGCTTTTTTAGCAGCTTGAACAAGAGTTGAATATAATATCAATGCTTTACCTATTGAAATTAAAGCGTCAGCTAAGATTGTTCCAAGTGTTCCTAAATTAAACTTACCAGTAGTAACTAATTCGCCTAAACTTTCTCCAATGCCTTCAAAGGTAGATTGAAGAGTATTTCTTAATATATCATCTATTGTAGTAGATAAATCACCAAGACCCGTCAAAGAACCTTGAAGTTTTAAAATTGCAGCATTTATTGCTTCTAAAGCTTTTACGTTACCAGCAGCAAATACTTGTGCAAATTGTAATTGCTTAATCTTATTTTTAATATCCTCTTGTTGAAAAGCAACATTACTCTTATGCAATCTTAATTCAGCCCTTAATTGTGAATCAAGGGTTTTAATATAATTAGTTGTAAAATCGTATTGTTCTTTTAATTTTTGATCATCATAATATTTTGTTAATTGCTTTTGGCTTTCTTCACTTTGTTGCCTAATCGCAAGCTTTTTATCTTCAATAGATTTTTTAAAGTTTATTTCCTTTTGCTCGTATGTTTTTTGTATAGTAAATAATTCATCAAGAGAAGCACCTCTTATAGTAGCTTCCATTAATGCATTAATTTTTTGTATATTATTTAATTTTGTAAAATATTCCTCAGCTCTAAATATACTATCCTTATAAAAATTAAATTCTTCTTGAGCTAAATTTTCATAAACATTAGATACTACAGGCTTTGGCTCTGGCTTAGTCCTTTCTGTTTCACCTCCACCTAATTCTACGCTTCCAGTTCTTTTTGCTATTCTAGCTAATAATTCTTCTTTTTTTGTTAATCTTTTATTTTGTTCCCCAAGACTAGTAATAATATTTTTATTTTTATTATCAATTTTACCAGAATTGTTGTCAACTGATCGTAAAATACCATTAGTTTGCTCAAGTAATTTTTTACCAGTAGCTAATGGGTTTGTAGGAGGTAACGCAGACAATACTGGCTTCCTTTTTAAATCTTCTTTTATTAGTTTTTCTAATTCTAATTCATCTTGCTTTAATAATATTGCATTTTTAATATTTTCAATATAAGAATTATAAAACTTGTTTAAATCTTTTACCCTATCTCCCTCTAATTTTAATCCCTTAAAAACATCTGGATTAATCTTTTGTAATTCTTTAATTGCTCTATTCTTTCTTTCTCTAGACTCATTCTCATTTGCTAAAACAGATAATAAAGAATTAACTCTAGTTGCCTCTTGCGACATAGAGTCAATAAGAGAATCAGTTTCATCCTTTAATTCTTTTGTTTTTTTCTTTGCACCAAACAATCCCATGTCAAAAGCTGTAATAGCAGCAATAACGGCAGAGAAGGCAAACATAGCTGGACCAGCAAAACCAGCAATACTTTGACCCAAAGCTGGTAAGTTATTTTGAATACCCCTAAAACCAAATGGTAAATCTTGAACAATTAATGATAAATTGTGCCATTGAATATTAGACTGCTTTACGCTATTGCCTGTTTTAGTTGCAGCAGCAGTAGCACCTTTCATAGCTTTTTCAGCCCCATTAATTGATGCTTCAGCTTTATTCATTTCAGCAGAAAACATCTTTATATCTCTACCTAATACTTTACTTAATGCGTCAGACATTGCTTTAGCATTCTTATTAAACTCGGTAAGGTCTAGGTTTATATTGACTTTTATATTCTGATCAGCCATTTTGCTTTATTGGTTTTACGTTTTCGTATTTTTTAAGCACTTCACTCAACTCTTCGTTGGTCATCACTCTTTGCTTCACAAAGTTACGATTATCGCAGTCAAGTGGTAAAAGCTCTTCAGGCTTTACTTTCTTGCCCTTTGGTAACTGAATATTAATTAAAAGTGTAGTCTGCCATCTTGCTCTTAACCATTCTTGTTCTTCTTTATGACGGTAACCATACCATACAAAATCTAACTCAGCCATCGTCATATCCCAAAACAAATGGGGAAGCACTTGGCACTCCCCCATTGTATATCTTTCAATATCAATCCACTCTAATTTTTTTTTACCGCATCTTTATTTGCTTTCTTAGGAGTTTTTTCTTCTAATCCGCTATTAAGACTTTCAGTTAAAGCAGCCATTACATCTTGAAACTTTTTACCACCAATACCACCCATGTCATCTATCCAATCACAGGTATCTATATCGGTAAAGCTTGGTGTAATACCTTCTTTGTATAAAGGATATTCTGCTGCTGCTCTTAATAAGTTGCATATAGCATCAAGTGATTCAGAACCACTTAAGGCATCTGCTATATCTGAAGGACCAATCCCTTGAAGCTGACAGAATCTTTTTAAAGACCATGTACAAAACCTCATAGGTATCTTAGTCCCATCGCTTAGGGATAGTTCGTAATGTCCTCTCATATTTTGGTGTTTTTGGTGTTATTATGCGTTAGTAGCCTGAGTCAATGCTCCTGTGCCTGTAAATGAAGCAGAGTAAGTTACTGGAGATTCCATATCAGCAGTAATATCTAAGCTTTCTACAAATGCAGAACCAGACCAGATTAAGTCACCTACGATTGGAGTGCTACCGTTAACTGTAGTAAACTTAACTGTAACTACACCTCTACCGTTTAAAGCAGAGAAAATATCTCCTACTACATAGTTTGTACCTGTTGGTTCAACTGTAGTAAGACCATCTGTAGTTAAAGACCAAGAACGCAAACCTGCAATCTCGTCAGCCCATCCACCACTTGATTTAGTTGTTGCATCTGGTAAGTCAGCACTTACAGATAAAGAGCAAGATGTAGAGTGAGCTACAACTTCAGTTCCTACTAGAACTACTAGGTTTGTACCATTAAAAATTCCTGTTGTTGGCATTTTATTTTATTTTAATTTTTTATAATATTTGAGTTACGAAATGTTCCATTGTTATTACTCTTCTAAAGATATAAGCTTCATCTACATAATCAAACGTAGCAAAGTTAGTACCAATCTTACGAGTAACTATTTTAAAGTCAGGAGAAGCACTTGGGTAATCAGGTACATTAACGCCTATGATCCCTAACAATTCGTTAGCCCACTGGTCTACCGATTTCTGCCCTACTTCACCTGACTTATTGGTTTTATAAACAATATCAAACTGTATAGTGACATCAAAGTTATAACTCTGCTTGTCGCTATTTTCAACTGATGTTTGACTGCTTATAATCAAGAAAGGAGGGTTAACTGTATCAGGTGCAATAGTATCGTAAACACCCAAAGAAAAACTTTGTGATGCTAACTTATCTACATAAGCCTTTCTTATAGCTAAACCGCAATCTTTCATTAAGCTTCTGTTTCTTCTTTTACTTCCTCAGGATTTTGCTCTTGAGCAAGTTTTGATAAGAACTGAGTTAAAGGTAAGCCATATTTAGTTGGCATTTCTTGAATGAACGCATCTAATTGTTTTACCTGCTCTTCGTTTAGTGTAATTGTCATGGTATTGATTTTGTACAAATTTAACGAAATATATTTATATCTTTATCTTCTTTATTCTATTGACCATTTTGCCTAAAAGCTCATCTGTAGAATTAAATAGATAAGGTTGAGCGGTGATAAGTTGCTTTCTTTTACCCATACCTTTAAAGTCTTGAGCATAAGTAGCTATTGCTGTATTATTAAGTATTTTATAAGCTGTATTAGGCTTTTGACCTGTACCAAACTCCACAAAAGCTGCATAATTAATTAAATGACCTTTGCTGTTGCTTACGTTAGATAAACCAGCTTTAATCATAGATGATCCATTAGAAAGCTTAGTTGCTCTTATTGTGCTTCTTAAAGCACCTGTATCAACTGCAACTCTATTCTTGGCTTTATTCTCAATTTCAACTGCTGTTTCATAAATAATCTGAGAAGCTTGTTTAGTCATTATCTGAGGTGCTTGTCTAAACTTATTTAGAATAGCATCTTTGCCATCTATTTTGACTTGGAATCTTGCCATTATTTAAGAGTTGAACAGCCTATTAAGAAATACTTATTGTTATCACCTTCATTAATAACTGAATTTATGTTATAAAGGTTTGATTGATAAGATATTACAAGTTTATTTGTAAAGACTTTAGAGGTGGTATATCTAATTCTAAAAGTAATGTCATCGCTTATATTATCTTTTCCTGCTATATCTGATCTATCATTAGTATTCCTAGACATCTGAGCCCAACAAGTATAGTAGTTTACTAAAGTAGTTACTACACCTCCAGCTCCGTCAGAAACGCTTGATTGACTTTGGAAAGTAATCCGATTGTGTAATTTGCCTATCATTAGATAATTACGTTTATGCGTTTAAATGGCTTCATAAGCTCATATGCGGTCATCAAATTAGCTGATGGCTTAGTTGCCTCAACTGAAGACTCTCTGTACTCGTATAGGTCTGAAACCATCTTTAAAAGGGCTGTCTTCATTGTTTCAGGAGTTGTAGCATAACCACAAGTGTAAGTAAACCTAAACTCATTATCGTAAATGCTAGTCAAGTATACCTTTTTGGTTGTTTCACCAAGCACCTGGTAACCGCCTACAGGTATTACTACCCAAGCTGTGCTATCCCAATACTCGACTACTGATATTGTGTTTGTAGGAACATAAGGTAGCTCTATAAAGCTATCTACATAAGCTACCACTCTTAATGTTCTAGGAGTCATTGCAACTCCTGCATATTGCTCAAGTCTTGTTTGAGCTGTATTGATTAAAGATGTAATCAAAGTGTCATCTTCGCTGTAATCTACTCTAAGGTAATTTTTAGCTTCCGCTAAAGTAACGACTGTGGCTGTAGGTGCTACTATGGTCGTTATATCTCTTACTATTTGCATTATGCCATTGTTTTTACAAAAATAACTAAAATATAGCGGACATAAAAAAGGGCAGCTTTTTAGGCTACCCCTTGTATTTTAGATTAATCTAAGATTATCCTACGTTACCGAAATCACCATATACAAACGCACTGTTGTAGTAGATAGGGAATGCAATACGAGCTTCAACTCTTACAGTAATCAAGTTCTTTTGGAAGTTGTCGCTATCCATTTCAGAGAACTGAACAGAGATACCTTGATTTTGCATGATTTGAGCACCCATAGCCCAGTCACCTACTAAGAACTTGTCAGCAGCGATAGCTGTAGATTGGAATACAGGGATACCAGCGATAGTTAAAGAACCATCAGTAGTAACAACTGTAGAACCTGGAAGGCTATAAGCAGCGTTAGTATTCTTAGTGTTCATGATGTTAGCCCAGTCAGTTGGGTTAATTAAGATACCATTTGCAGCATAGTTACTTGCAGAAACTTGTGCAATAGCTTGTACTAATTGCTCAACGTCAACTGTAGCAGCACCACTGAAAGCAGCAGCATTAATAGTTAAACCAGTTAAGTTAGGAGCAGTACCATTACCATTCAATAACTGAGCATCTTCAGCTAATAAATACTTCTCTAACAAACGAGCTTGTAAGAAAGAAGTCATAGCAGGAACATCATCCAACATTTGACGAGAGATTCTTACGAAACCAGCAATGTACTGAGCTGGAGCATCAGTCATTGTAATATCGAAATCGATTTGAGATTTAGCAGAACCTTGTACTTGTGGAGCTGCATCACCTTCACCACCTGTTTCCTTAGGGAAAGTGAATAAACCTGTAGAAATAGTTCCTACTGGTAATAAGCTTCTCAAATGCACCTTACGAGAAGGAAGAGCATATACTTGAGGAGCATATTGTCTTTGAATGTCGCCAGTTAAGTTAACTGCTTCAGTCATGTTACCTACTGCCTTAGTGTCTAATACAAAGCCAGAACGCTTTACTTCACCACGACCTAATTTTGCGATGCTGTCAGCATTCTTTTCGATTGCGTCAGCAAGAGTTGCATTGAACCCTTTTACTTGATTTTCGTTCATTGTCTTACGATTGTTTTTTGCCTCTAATTTGTCAGCAGCGTCTTTCACTACAGCAACTTGAGATTTTAATTCTTCTAATTCTGATTTTAAGCCATCTACCGCTACTGCGTTATCAGCTTTTAATGTTTCGATAGCACCGTTTACTTCGGTTTTAACGCCTTCGAAAGCACTTTTGATTTCTTCTACCATTAGTTGAAAATTTTAAATGATTGTAAATATT